CTCGCCATGTATTCTCAGGCGCCTCCCCCGCCTCCACCTTCGCGGCTAACGTGCGCAGTGCTTCAAGTTTTGTCATTTTACCATCCTCCATCAAACTTGTTCCCCTTCCTTAGATTTATTTCCGCCGGTAACACCTGCAAATTCCAAGGCACATGCAGGCCACACACATTTTCTCCCTTAAGAGGAATTATGTGATCTACGTGGTATTCATCCCCAGTTACAACATAGCAATCAACCGCGTGCTGGTATATTTTAGATATTTCATCATCATACCCCGGCAATTTTGCAGCATCCATAGACCTACTTCTTGTAGACGCATACTGTCTGGCCTTGTGCGGGTTTCTCTTCTTGTACTCCCTTGTTATCCTGTTCCTGTTCTGCCTGTAATCAGGATCGCTGTTGTATTTTTTGTTGACATAATCTCTGTACCTATCCCTTTCTCGTTTCGCCCAATCTTCATCATTCTCTCGCTTCTCCCTCCTCCTGTCAGAGGATCTATCGTTAACCTTCCTCCTGTACTCAGGGTCTTCCATTAGTTTCTTGTATCGGTCTCTAGCCTTTCCCCTTTTTTCCTTCAAAAATTCTTCATCTTTAGACTTTTCCCAATACCATTCTTTGCAGCGATCCTTATTCCTCTTCACGTAATCAGGATCACTTTTTCTTTTCTCCCTGTCGTATTTTCTAACCGCAGCCCTGCTGCTTTCCGCGAAGGCTTCATCTTCCAACCGCCTCTTCTTTATCCCGGACATTCTGCATTCTTTGCACGAAGATTTGTACTCTTGCTCACCAGTTCTAGACTTCCCAGATTTATGGAAGTCAGTCACTGGCTTGACTATCATGCATTCTTTACACTTCTTCGAATTCATCACGATCTTCCCAGAGGGTCAAAATCTCGATACCGTAACTTGTAGGCATCAATAAGCCCACTCCGTCCCTTATTGAGGCGTCTATTAGTCCTTGATCTATAGCCTCCCTAACCGCGGCCATCAAGTTAGCGGAACTTTTATACCCTAGCGTATCAGCCAGTTTGCGAGCGATAGGGCCACGGTCCTTCCACGGTACGCCACCTTCGTCTGCAACGTGTGCGGTTAGATCCATAACGCTACGTTCGTACCTAAACCCCTCGGTTAGGATTGGCCGGTGCTTGCTGTCCAAGTGACCCTCCTCAACTGCGAGGGCTAGAAGGCGCTTGCGTAGCGCCTCCTCAATTGCTGGTGTTGGTGCAGGGTGTGAGTAGACGGGGATGGTCATGTGTTGCCCTGCATGAATAGAGCGACGAAAAGGCAGTATGCGAACAACACGGGGATAGCCAATAGCGCCCAACCGTTTGTGACGATCACCAGCGCAATGAACGATGCTGCCGAAACGAAAAACCCTCCAATGAATACACATACAAACACCACATACCCGGCCCACGCGGGCTTGATGGATAGTGACCAGTCTAGGAATGCGTTCATCATACCCGCTCCATGGTGATGCTGTCGAGGTCTGGTTCCCCGTCTGTGGTGGTGAAGGTGATGCGGTGGGTTGCAGGCCAGTCCGTTCCAGATGTTCCCTCAACGCCAAATCCAGAATTATAGAACACATATAGGCTCTCCGTCTCGCGCTTGGGTTCTGGCTTGATGCGGATAGGCTGATGAGTTTCGCAAAGTGGTGTTCTCCCATCCCATGCACACCACCCAAATGAGCCACCATCTAGTTCAATGGGTTTTCCGCTCATAGCAGCAAATGACATGTCTTTTCGATCCGCGTCGGTCATCTCGCCCCATGTCTTCGGGTTGTCAGATGCGCGGGAGATGATGCGGAAGCTTGAACTGGTATCCCACAGTGCGTATCTACCACAATCATCCCCTGTATCAACTCTGATTAGGTGACGGTTCTCTCCAACTTCATATTCATGCAGTCCGCAGTATGACACCAAATCCCCCGGCTTCACGTTCAGTTCTGCAAGGGTTCCGGTTTCTTCATCCTCCCACTCTGCAACGATGTCCAGATCACTGCAGTAACATTCGGAACCATACCCAAACGTGCCATCCTTGCGGTACAGGCCACATGGAGCACCCCAAAAACCTCCGGGATCCCCATTGTCAGTTTCTTCCATAGGGCCAACCTTCTCACCATTCTGTGTGCGGTAATACTTGCCGGGTTCAATCTTCATAGTCATAGCCTCCTGTTTGTGCTGTGCTGGTGGTAGCATGTGCTGCGGGCGGTGTCAATACTCTAAGATATACGTGTGATCTCCACCCCAAAATCAACTTCTCGGCAAGAGAACTTAGCGCCATTACGCTTCCCCCACGCTCTTGCAGCAAGAGCAGGTCTAGATTGTGACCCGCCGATACCCTCAAAAAACTTAGGTTCGCCAATCCACATTTCGTCCCACGGGTATTTCAGTTTGGCCCCGGATTTACTGTAATTTTTCTCAAACTTCATATTGGACATTCTGTAACTCCTATCACTTATGATTGTATGTATATATCACTCCTGTCGGGAAAATCAACATGCCGACACTAGGGATTCCTAAATACACCTGATTAAACACATTCAACTATTTGAATGTCCTTTAAGAACAAAGACATAAGATACTAAATATCTGTTTATACTGATTAGTAGGTCTATCTCTTTTTCTTACTGCAAAAACACCACTTTAGGTAGGGTGATATATGGGTATCTTAAGGGTATTTTTAAAAGGGGTTTCTAAAGACTATTCTGCTAGGCCGGTAAACAGCAAAAAAGCCCATGAAAATCATGGGCTTACTTGAATATTCAGGCTATTATTCAGGGGTCTTGCTTACTAATCAGCCATTGTAAAACCACCTCAACACCGTCGTTCCGTTGTTTGGGTGCTTGGTTTCTTCTTTTCGCGCTTGTCCTCGGCTGACCATCAGATCCAGCGCTTTTTGCACATCTTCTGGCTTGTAAGCGCGCAGTCTGTTCTTGATAACGCCGAAGGTTTCCCCGTGGTCCTTGCTGATGAGTTTGGAGATCTTGGCAAACAGAACCATGTCACCACCGTATGTCTGGTCATTGGAGACCACAAGGCGCAGCTTTTCGTCAATGTCATGTTTGATCAGCGCGTAGGCCCATCGAACGTGTTCAAGCGTTCTGACGCCACTAGGGGCAGCTAGGATCAGACTGACCTTGGAAACCATCTCATACCCTCGCCGTGGAATGGGTGTAAGCCCTGTGGCCTCTTTCTGGCGCTCTGCGAACTCCCAGAACTCATGGTAAACCATCTGCAACGCTTCTGCCGCTGCTGGCTCTGTGCGGATCTGTACGCGCTCATCGTAATATTCAATGCGCTCCTGCGTCATGTCGTACGTCCCGCCCATCACAAGGGACGACAGGCGACCCTCCATGCCGGGTGACATTGGACGCTTTTTGAATGGGTACTTGGCTTTTGGGTTTGGGTCCACTTCGCGCACAATGATAGCACGACCAATAAAACCGCTGGTGGCTTGATCTGGCGTCACCAGTAGGTCAAACGTGCTTGGGGTTGTGAACCCCATGACAGACACGAACGGGCGGTCAATGCCGTTGTCTACGGCCTCTAGGGCCTTTTCTGCGCGGGCAAGGTTCTGCGCGTGTTTGCCGTGCTTGTCATCGTTTTCCTCAATCGCCTTGCGCGCTTGGCTTACTTGCCGGACCAACTCTTTCTTGACCTCCTCTTTGGTGTCACCACCGATAGGCAGGAAATCGTCGGCCTTGGAATAGGTGTTCATGAGAATGCCGATCAACCCTTCAAGGTAGGACGCTGACCCTTTCTTGCTGGCATTGACGACTTTTTGAAGGTGGATGCCAAATTCATCAATGTTGTAATAAGCGGGCTGATGGCGCAGTAGGTTGCGCACAACCTCTTGCTCCGATTTCTGCATACCGTGCAGGGCAGGTGTTAGACCTGCTGCGCGCATGATCTTGTTGAATGCCTTGTAGACGCTATCCTTGCCACTGCCGCTGTCTGCAACACCAAAGCCAAAGAGGTTGGCTGTGGCCCCGTCAATATCGTCTGTATAGCGCAACCCGATGATGTTTCCCATGACCACCAAAGCGGCGACAACGGCTAGATGTTCACGCGGATAACGACACTGGTCATTGATCCATTCGCATACCTCTCCCACGAACCCCGGCGGGCGTAACAGGTCGATGTGATCGGTACATAGAAGGGGGGCTGGCGTATCTTCTTGTACGGCGGGCGCGTCGAATGTGACGGACCGCTTCCATCCGCCCTCTTCTGCGTAATGGATCAGCGTCCCAAGGGTGACAGGCATGGAAGCCTTGCCGAAGGAGTGCCAGCGGCGTTCAAGGGCTTCGACGGTAGGGTATTTAGTGCCGCGCGCGGACCACTGGTCCCAAAGGTGGAATGCCGCACCGCCTGTTGCGTCGTGCACTGCCATGCCAACACGCACCCATTCGTCATGGCTAACGTCAGGATCAATGTGCGACAACATTTCAGCAATGTCTTGCTCGGTGACGTCCATACTGGTGCCGTTGTATTCAGCCCGGTGGTAGTCTGGCTTGCGTAGCAGGTCAATCAATGCGGCTGGCGCTTCGTCAATCTCATCAGGAGAGCCGGACAGAATGCGGTATGTGTTGCCGCTTGCGTGCATAGACCCCGGACCTACAACGAAACCAGATGACTTAGCGTCGATACCTTCAAAGCCCTTGAGGTGCTGCACCATAGCTACGGCAGGCGACGGCGCTCGGAAGTAGTAGTGCTTTCCGCCGTCCCTACGCCCTGTCTCCACGATCATTCCCGCGCCTGCGATTTCCGGTACTTGCTCTAACAAGGAGGCAAGAGATTGCAAGCCGCCGTTGCGCGGATCAACGTCGATCACGATCAGGTCACGGCAGACAATGCCATACCCTGTGGCGAACTGTCCTGTTTCAATCATGACATCTAGCTGTTCGTCTGACCAATTGTCAGGGGTGTGCTGCCAACCGCTATGACGTGGCCGCTTGAATGCCTCCTTTTCGTCAAGGGGATCGCCGTCTAGATCATGCGAACCAAGCAACGGGAAAACCCGCAACCCTGCCTCGTTCATCTGGTGGATAATGTCTTCCAGCATGTAGCCTCCTACTATTTTGCTAATCAGGTATTTAGCGGGAGGGCGATAAAGTGTCAATAGGGGTGTTGACATTGTTGGTGGTGTTGGTTTATGTAGGGTGAACAACGTCTAAGGAGGACACATGCTAGAACTTATTACAAAGCCCAAGGATGGCCCAATCGTGATGACGATTTGCGGCGATGCCGGTGCGGGCAAGACCAGCTTGGCGGCTGAGTTTCCAAATCCTGTTGTTATCCGTGCAGAGGATGGCTTGCAGTCTATCCCTGAAGAACGACGACCTGATGCGTTCCCGTTGGTGCAGACTGCGGATGACGTGTTTGCGCAGATCAAGGCGCTGCAAGGCGACCACGAATACAAGGCGCTTATCATTGACAGTGTGACCGCTTTGGAGCGGTTGTTCACTGATGATATCGTTGCAAAAGACCCTAAGAACCCAAAATCCATTAACCAAGCTAATGGCGGGTACGGGGCAGGTCTTGCGGCATTGGCCTCTATGCATCAGCGTGTGCGTAAGGGTGTGGAGATCCTGCGTCGCAAGAAGGGTATGCACATTGTTTTTGTTGCCCATGCGGATACAGAAACCATTGACCTTCCAGACGCGGACCCGTACACGCGATACACGTTGCGTCTTGGCAAGAAGTCTGTGGCACCCTATGTTGATGACGCGGACATTGTTGGCTTCCTGAAACTTGAAACCTTTCTGAAGGGTGATGACGGGGAGCGCAAAAAGGCAATTTCTGATGGCACGCGACAGCTTGTCGTTAAGATGAGTGCTGCAAACGTGTCTAAGAACCGGTTTGGCATTGAGCAGGACTTGACGTATAAGATTGGCGAGAACCCCTTGGTTCCGTTTGTTAAAGCACTACAGAACAACCAATAAGGAGACCTAACAGATGACTAAGGATGAAAAGATGTGCCGTAAGGCCATCGCAATGCTGCTTGATCACGCCGTTATTGATTACGAGCGCGATGACAAATGTATTGAGGCAGTTGAATTTGCAATGAATGTGTTGCGAGAAAAGCCCAACAAGAAAACTGTAGAAGCTATGAAGGAGTTTGCTCAATGAGTTTTTGGGACCTGTCCGATGGTGGACAAGCAAAATCTGAAACCACATATGAGGCACCGACAGGAGGTGGTGAGCCTATCCCGGACAACACCAACGTGGTGGCGTTTGCGGAAAAGGTCGAATGGTCTAAGTTTTACGAAAGTGAGGATGAGTTTATCAACATCCAGTGGCGCGTGACAAAGCCGGAGGCGTATAAAAACCGTGTGATCTTTCAAAAGCTGGATGTGTACGGCAAAGACCCGCGCGCAAAAGACCCACAGAAAAAGTCGGACAATGCCAAACGAATGTTGGCGGCTATTGACGCAAACGCTGGTGGTCAGCTTTCTACACTGCAGGGTCCACCTAGCTCGGAGGATCTGACACGCGCCTTGACCAACAAATTCATGACGCTGAAAGTCATGAAGTGGGAGATGGATGGAGACGACGGGCAGACTCGGTCGGGGAATTGGATTTCTAAGGTAAGCCCTAAATCTGATGTGGGTGAACCTAAGAAAGAGGATACTCCAGCAAATAACGGCAACTTTGGCGCTGGTGGCGTAGCAATGGATGATGAGATTCCATTCAGTCCTAGCATTCTGTAAGAAACAAAGGGAGGGCAAAAGCCCTCTTTTTTTTACATACTTGACAAGCTGTTAGGTCATGCTTATATAGTATTGACGGGCTAGGTTAGCTCCCGAAAAGGCTGTGACGCTGGCAGCCCTGCCCGT